GCCAACGTTGAGATCAAGATTGTCGCGGGCTCGCGAGCTGGTGGCTCGCTTGTCGCGCGGTGGTCGGCGGGCGTAATCTTTGACGAGTTTACCCGGATGGTCGGCGGTAGCGATGGCGTGGTGAATTTTGACGACGCACGCAGCGCGGTAAGCGGGCGACTTTTACCGGGAGCGCAATTGTGGGGCATTGGCTCGCCTTGGGCACCGTTTGGGCCTGCGTTCTCGTTGGTAGGCGAGGCTTGGCGCAACCCTACAGCGGCGCGCGTGCTAGTGCGCGCTGTGGGGCCGGCCATGAACCCGGTATTTTGGACTCCCGAGAGGTGCGAGGAACTGCGACGACGAGACCCTGCGGCGTTTCGCACCGACGTGCTTGGCGAGTTTGCGGACGTAGAGTCGTCAATGTTCTCGGGCGATGACCTGTCGCTTGTGACGCGCCGCGACGCGGTGGAGCTTGAGCCGCAAGCGGGGCACCAATACGTTGCAGCAATGGACCCGGCAACCAGGGGCGACGCGTGGACGCTGGTAGTTGCGACGCGCCGAGCCGATGGCGTGTGCTCGATTGTTTTGGCGAGGCAGTGGCAAGGTTTGCGAGGCGAGCCGCTATCGCCAGACCGCGTGTTAGCTGAAATTGCCGAAGCGTTGCGACCCTACGACGTAGCGCGCGTGTGTACTGACCAATGGGCGGCGGATGCGCTCATCGACATCGGGGCGAGGCATAGCCTTTGGATTGCTAGCGAGGCGATCACCGCGGCGCGCAAGGTGGATCTATTCGAGTCGCTGCGTACCCGCGTGCTTGCGCGCACCGTAGAGTTGCCACCGTTGCGCGAGCTTCAGGACGACTTGCGCCGCGTTCGCAAACGCATCACGCAGAGCGGGGTCACAATTGACCTGCCGCGTGCTAGTGGGCGCCATTGCGACTACGCATTTGCAGCCGCGCTTGTACTGGCGCAACCGATGGGTCAGCCTGAGGTTAACGCTACGGACACGCCGGCGGGCTGGCAGGATTGGGAGCTGGCCGAGGCCGATGCGATGGCCAAGCGATTAAAAGGAGGCGACGAAGATGAGTGTTCAGAGCTTGAAGAGTGGGAATGACACTGAGGAATTGCTCGCGATGTTGCGCCGTCACGGCGTGACGCGATACCGCAACGGCGACCTCGAGGTGGAGCTTGGGCCGGTGGCACCGCCGCGCGAGCTCGAAGACTTCGCGACGGCAGGCGCGGAGAGTGAGATCGAGGATGACGCGCGGTTCGACCATGTGGGCATCCGATTGCGCCAGGTGCAAGCGTGAGGCTGGCGCGCGTAATTTTCACCGAGTCGTGCGAGGCGCCCGGTGCGCTCAATCGCGTGGCTTACTTGCAATCGACCGAGCCGGCGCGACGTGACAGCTACGTTGAGATCTTGGAGCTCACGCCGCTAGGTGTCGTGGCGCTCAACGAGATCTACCCGCTCCACATGGTGCGACGCGTAACGTTAGCCGCGCAGGTTGCGCAGGTTGCGCCAGTGCAGGCGGCGCCATTGCCGAGCGTAGAGGCGCCCGCGGCTCCTCGTCGTCCAGGCCGACCCCGCAAGGTGCAGTGACAAAAAAACCCGTCGCGGGCTTACGAGGGCACGGCGACGGGCAGTTGCGGGGAGATGAGACACCCGCAACGTGTTATAGCTACAGGATAGCCCATGAGTTTGCAAACTGAACGTTGGTGGAATGCTGAACCGTCGTTGCTCGCAGCGGAGACCGTTGCCGAAGCGCGACGCGTAGACCGCGCAACGCTGGCGCGTCGCATGCAGATTCTCGAGGCGTATTGTCTCTACGGCGACGAGACGGCAATTCCCGAGAACGCTATTGAGATTCGCTCGCAACCGCAGGTCACCCGCAACGTGCTTGCCCTGGCGGTCGATACCGTCATCAGTGAGATCACGCAGGCACGACCTCGCCCCATGTTCGTCACGATTGGCGGCGATTGGCTTGAGCAAGAGCGCGCGCGAAAGCTCACGTATTTCTGCGACGCGGAGTTTGATCAAAACAACGTGCACGAGCTGGCCGAGCAGGCCGCACGCGACGCGGTAATCGCGGGCCTCGGCATCCTGCGACCGCGCCGCGACCCAAGCGACGAGACGCGCGTAATTATCGAGCGGATATTTCCGCCCAATTTCCTTGTCGATGACCGGGGCGCAGTGGACGTGTTGCCGCGTTCGTTTTTCGTGCGCCACCTACTCGACAAGTGGCAGTTGTGCGAGCTGTACCCCGAGCAGCGCGCGGCGATAGAGATGGCCGCAACGGTCGAATCTAACGCGTGGTTTTCGGATGGCCCCAAGGGCCAAGACCTCGTCGAAGTAATCGAGGGCGTGCATTTACCGAGTCGCAAGGGCTCGACCGATGGCCGCCACGTCTTGGTTATTGCCGAGGCCGTGCTATCCGACGAGCAGTACAACTACGCCGAGCCGCCGTTCGTATTTATCCGCGCCGTCAAGCCGCTGCGTAGGTTTTGGGGCTTGTCGCTCGTGCAGCGTGCAGCGCCGACGCAGATAGAGCTCAACCGCGTGCTGCGACGCTGGAACGAATCGCTACGGCTGAACGCGACCTCGTTGTGGTTTTTGAACCGTCAAAGCCGCGTGGTTAAAGCCCACATGGTGAACCAAATCGGGGCAATTGTTGAACACGACGGGCCACCGCCGCAGCAAATGACCCCGGCTGTCATGCACCCTCAGGTCGCAAACTACATCGAGCAATGCGAGGCGCGCGTCTTCAAGCTTATGGGCGCAAGCGAGCTTGCCGCCACGTCAATGAAACCCGCCGGTTTGAACAGTGGGCGCGCGCTCCAGGTCTACAACGACGTCCAGTCGCGGCGCTTCATCAGCCTCGAGCGTGCATTTGAGGGGCTGTACGTTGACCTCGCGAAGTGGGTCGTCACGATGCACACCGAGATCGCAGAGGACTACCCCGAGCACGAGATCATATGCAGCGACGGGCCGAGCCGAACGACGCGCATTAAGTGGGAAGACATCAACCTCGAAGAAGGCAGGTTTCGCGCGCGGGTGTTTCCGACCTCGGCATTCCCGACAAACCCGGCGGCAAAGATCCAAGTCTTGCAGGACATGCTTGGCGCTGGCGTCATCGACAACCAGGCGTTTTACGAGCTCGCGCTTGACGTGCCCGATCTTGAGGCCGTGAGAAATCGTGTGGTCGCTCCGCTCGAGCTAATCCACAAGCGGCTCTCGAAAATGCTGTACGAGAACATCTATATTCCGCCTGAACCGCTGATGGATCTTGCGCTTGCCTTGCGCGAGTCGGTTCTAGCGATCCAACGCGCCGAGCTCGACGACATCCCCGAGGAGCGCGTGGACCTTCTGCGCCAATTCCTGTCGCACGTTTTGTTGCTCCAGGAGCAAGCCGCGGCGCCAGAACCAATGCCGCCAATGCCTGAAATGGGCATGGAGGGTATGCCGCCCGACATGGGGATGGAAGGCATGCCAATGCCGCCTGACATGGGCGCGCTGCCACCAATGGATCTAACAGGCGGCGCGATGCCGCCGATGCCGCCGGGGCCTCCCGGCATGATGAGTTGAGGAGACACACGAGATGGAAAACGCAAACACCGAACCCGCACCCGCACCACTGGTAGTCGCAACGGGCACCACGTCCGTTGACGAGCGAATCGCGGCCGCTGCGCAGGCGATTACGCAATCCGAGGACGAGGCTGCGCCTGCAACGCAACTCGCAAGCGACGACGCGGCAGAGGGCGAGCAGGAGGCCGCAGAAGCCAAGCCGGCCGAGGGCAAGCCGGCTAAGGGCAAGCAGGGCAAAGACATGCTGCGCGATGTTGCGGCCGATTGGGCCGTGGCTCGACGAATGCGCAACGAAAACACCAAACGCGCGGCCGAGCTCGACGCACGCACGGCGCAGCTTGAGACCGAGAGCGTGAGCGCACGCGAGGTCGCAAGCCTAATGACCGGCGACCCTGTGCGCGCAGTCGAGAGGTTGTCGCAGCTTGCGGGCATATCGCCTACCGAGTACCTGCAACGGTTGCAGCTGGCCTACATTAACGGCGACGCACCTGCGCCAAAGGCCTCCGCTTCGTCAGAGGTGGCCGAGTTGCGGGCAGAATTGTACGCCGAGCGCAACCAACGCGCGGCCGAGGAACAACAACGCCAGTACCAGGCCCAGGTCGTCGAGGTTGCAACGTCAGAAACCGCAACACTTGTGAACCTTGCGCGTTCATACGCTGAGCAATTTCCCTCACTTCAAGTGTTGTCTGACGCGGCGCTACAGCATCGAGTTGCTGACGCTGTAGATTTCTATCTGCGGCGCGGCGATGAAGTCGGGCGGTTCGAGGTGCTTCAAGCCGTGGACAACATTGTGTCATCTACACTTGACGAGTACGGCATCCGAGGTAATCTGAGCGGACGGGGTGCCGCCTCCCCCGCGCCTAACGGCGGCAGAAGGCCGGGGACAAACGCGGCGCCCACAAGGCCGCGCAACGGCACTGGCCGGAACATCCCAACGAATGCAGCGACCGCGGACAGCGGTGCGCGCAACCGACCATCCACGGTCGAGGAGCGACTTGCAGAGGCCACCAAGGTCCTCTGGTCTAACGAGTGAGCGACCCGACCCACACAACATCATTTAATCCGAGGTATCTATGGCTTCTTTGAACATGTCGTCCTTCAGCTCCGCGCTGAAAATTCTCTACCCTGACTCTCTCGAAGAGGTCTGGTTTCCCGAGGCTCCGTTCCTCTCGTGGGTCCCCAAGGCCTACGATTTCGAGGGCTCTTCGCGTCAGACGAACGCGATGTTTTCGGGCATTCGTGGCTCTACCCAATTCGGCGTTGCGCTGAACGGCAAAACCACCCCCGCGCTCGCGAAATTCAACGTCACCCGCAAGAAGGACTACGTGCTCGGCAGCATCGACAACGAGACCATGATGGCCTCGCAGTCGAACAAGGGCGCGATTGCGAAAGCGATCAAGGTCCAGGTTGACGCGGCGGCGTACGAATTCGGTCGCTCGATGGCCGTGCAGTGTTGGGGCGATGGCTCGGGCACTCGAGGCGTTGTTCTTTCGGTTGCGGCTGGTCCTGTCGTGACCTTGAATGACCGACGCGATTGCGTCAAATTCGAGGTCGGCATGGTGCTTGAGAACAAGAACGCGGCTGGCGCAATCTACGCCGGTACGTTTTTGGTCACGGCGCTCGACATTGACCTCGGCACCGTAACGCTCACCCTCCAGGGTGGCGCGGTTGCCCCGATTGCCACTGACCTGCTTGCCCGCGAAGGTGACTTCTTGGCCGGTGTCGGGCAGTCGAACTGCATGAGCGGCGTGTTTGCTTGGATCCCCGTTGCGAGCCCTTCGGCTACCCCGTTCTTCGGCGTAGACCGCTCGGTAAACCCGGTGCGTTTGGCCGGCGGTCGTGTCCGCGGCGGCGCGAAGACCATCGAGGAAGTTGTGTTTGATTCGCTCGCCCGTGGCAAAACCAACGGCGGCAAATTCGACACGGTGTGGATGAACTCGGAGCGCGCAAGCGAGCTCCAAAAGTCGATGCAGGCCAAGGCCTTCGTCGATGTCCAGTCGGCCGGCAAGGCTAAGGTCGGTTTCCAGGGTTTCAACCTGGTTACCTCGTCGGGCGCTCTTACGGTCCTCGATGACCCTACGTGCCCCTACGCGTATGGCCTCATGACTCGTCGTGATGCTTGGGAGTTTGCCACGCTTGGCGACGCCCCGCACTTCGCCGAGGAAGACGGGCGCCGGTTCTTGCGCGAGAGCGCATCGGACGGCATTGAATTCCGCTTGAAAATGTACGGCAACCTGATTTGCCAGCGCCCCGTCGATAACGTCCTTATCGACTTCGACGGCGTGTGAACTCTGTAGGAGGATAAGAAAATGGCAATCAAGACCAGCACCGACCTCATCATTGCCCCGGCTCACGCCTTGGGTGTTACCGCAGATGTTGACTACGCGCTTCGCACGCGCGTGGCTCGCGTCAAGCTGCCAGCCGACGCAGCTGCCGGCACGCAGACCGAGCACCTTCTGTTTCTGTCGGAGGCGGCAATCATCATCAACAGTTGCAACATTGTCCCGCAGGTTGATTCTGCTTTCAACGCAACAAACTACGCGGTGTTGTCGCTTCAAACCGGCAACGCTGCCGCCGGCGCATTAGCGACCGCGCTTGGCGCGCGCAGCACGCAGGCAACAAGCCTTGTCACCAACACGGCCACGGCAGTCGCCAGCGGCCTGAACGCTGCGGTTGCCGCAAACCAGCGCGTTGTGTTGAACGTCACCAAAGTCAACACCGGCGTTGCCGTCAACATCCTTCTCGTTGAAGTGACTTACCAGCTCGCGTGAGGCAAATATGGCAACAACCGAAAAAGGCCAGTATAGGCCGTACTCCCACGCTCGCGGCGTAACCGTCGGCTCGTTTCGCATCACCGCAAACACTCCGCCGACTGTGCAAGACGACCCAGGCGGCATCATCGCCTCGGTCGCGAGAACTGGCGTTGGCGTCTACGTCATCACGTTGAAGCGGCGTTACGCTCGCGTCCACGCGCTTGGCAACAACAACAGCGTCGCCGGCCTGGTGACAAGCGTCAGCGCCACCGTTCCCGGCGGCACCGTTGCAAACACCATTACGCTCCAAATCGTGAACGCTGCAGGCGCGGCCAACGACGGCGCGGGCAGCATCAACACTGTCGCGTTCTACGGATACGACAGCTGACACTAGGAGGTCTGCATGCCTGCGAGCGTTACCCTGGCAGAGTTGCGCACGCGAGTGCGTGACCTTGCCGACATGCAGACCTCAAATCAGGCCTCGGCGTTCGTCACGGATGCCGAGCTTGATCGCACGATCAACCGCGCGTGCAAACAATTGCACGGCAAACTAATCATCGCGCATGGCGACGATTACTTCGCGGTGTCCGTTAGCGGGACGCTTTCGGGCAACATTAGCCTGTTTTTCATTCCGGATTTCATGCAGCTTCTCGCTTTGACCGTTACAGACGGCTCGCGCGTTGTCGATGTCCCAAAATACACCATGAAAGACATTGGCAGGCTTCAGCAGCTTGCCAACACGGGCGGAGCTCCAGACCTCTCGCAGCTGCGCTACAGGCTCCAGGGCACCGGCGTGCCAGGCGGCAACATTTCCGTGCTGCCACCGAGCACCAACCCGGCCTACATCTACACGGTGCACTACATCCGAACGTTCACGCCCCTGGTGCTACCCGGCGACACGTTCGACGGTATCAACGGGTGGGAGGACTGGGCGTGCTACACGAGCGCGATTGACCTGCTTATCAAGGAGGAATCGCTAGAGCAAGCGCAGGTCCTCACCGGGCAGCGCGCGGTTATTGACTCGCAGATTGACGCGCTCGCAGGCGCTCGAGACGCCGGGCGACCCGACGTGGTAGGCGACACAATGCAAGACTTCCCAAGCACGCAGTGGAGCGCCGGCACGGGCTGGGGCTACTGATGGCCCGCGCCAACGTGCTACCGGCGCAGGGAATACGCGCCGAGTCCGACAGATTCGCCAAGACGCAGCTCGCCAACGCGGTGGACTCGCAGCGGCGCGACTCTAACAGCCAACCTTTTGGCTCTGGCGTGTGGCTGAAGGGCAACACGATTGCCGCCGGCCCGAGCTCGATCACGCTTGCGCATTCGCTTGGGCATGTCCCGAGCGGGTTCATTGTCACCAAATCTATTGGCGGCGTGGTGTGGCTTTTCTCGCAAGCGCAGCTGGAAAAGACCCAGATATCCTTTGTGAACACCGGCGCGGGCGCCGTAACTTTTGACGTGTGGGTGTTCTGATGCCTCGAGCTCAAGCCTTCATCCCGCTGGCAGCTGGCCTTGACCAGAAGCTCGACGAGCGCCTACGCGGTCCCGAGCAGCTGGCTACCGCCACGAACGCCTATTACAGGCGCGGCGGGGCACTTGCAAAGCGCGCAGGTTTCACGCCCCTAGTGACGACGGGCTACGTCCACGACGGGGCGTCACAGGGCCTGCTATCGTCAGGCGACGAGCTGCTAATCCGAGGCTATCGCCGGCTGTGGGCGTACCAGGAGGGAAACGCCACCGTCGCGCCGCTGTGGGCCAACCGAGGCGACGTCTCGGCGTTTACGGGCGAGCAGCGCACGGTGTTTACGGATGCCCTGAGCTATCCAACATCCGACTCGTGCATTGCCGGCGGCTACCGCCTGCACGCCGCATCCACGTTTAGCTACGTTGGCTCAACGTCTGCGACTGGCTACAATTCTAGCCTGGTTTACAAAATTGAAACCGAGCAGGCACCAATCGAAGTTGTGCGAACAACGACGCTTGCAAACGGCACGTCTCTCACTGATGCCGAAATTGGCTCTGTGCGCACAGTGCCAGCAATTGGGTTTGCCGGTGACCGCATAGCGTACATTGGGGCGGTTACGTCGTCAGTTACGCGCCTTAATTGGTACAGCTGGTCTTCCGCTGCCCCGCAAACGGTGCCGGTGTCCGTAATTGCGCACCTAGACATTTATTCGCCTACTTTTGCCAGCAACACCCGCCGTTATGATGCCGCTCCTATGGCCTCGGGCCAATGGGTTTACGCGTACGTCCAGTTGAACCCCATAGGTCCGCGCCGCATTTACGTCGCGCGAATGAACGACACTTTCACGTTGTTTTCTTGGATAATTCCTTCGCCCGGTCTTGACGAATGGGTGCACTGCTCAATTGAGCACGGCACGGTTTCTAATCAAATCTATGTGGTGGGAGTCACAGCAGCTGGTAACGCGTATCTCAACGCTTACACGACGGCCGGCGCGCTTATTTTTTCTACAACCTTGCCTGCGGCACCGCCCGATACGCCAAGTTGTTTAGGTTCAAGCGTCTCAGAGGGCACAGCTGAAGGACTTTTAACGGTAGTCGTTTCGCTTAATTGGGCTTCTAGTGTAGCGCCATTTGTGAGAAATGTTACCGTGCAAGGCCTTACGACAGCCGGCGCCGGAACAATTGAAAGCGTTATCCGCAACACGCTCGGGGTTTCAAAGGTTTGGTTCAATGCTGACCGCGCGTACATTGCCGCTCGCGTAGCGCATGGTCAAGGAACACCGTCAAACACCACGGGGTACGTCAACGGTTTTTCTGGCGAAGTTGTTTTTGACCTCTTTAATTCAATCGGCATACCAATTCGTCGAGTCGAGCCTCGCCTTGCTGCGCGATACAACTACGGCGTCGCGCCAGCCGCGGTTGATGGAATCGAGACTACCCGCGGTTCTTTTCAAACCGTGCAGGCCGGCACGTCAAGCCCTTCAGTATTTACCTACGCAACGCAACGCGTCGTTCAGGACGTTAGCCCGTTCTCGTCGCTAACTGCCGACGTTGTTGCGCTCGACTACGCCGGGCGCGTCACCCAGGACGCCACAACGCGGGGCAGCGTCACGCTTGGCGGCGCGTCGGTCGGCTGGTACACGGGGCAGGTTGCGCACGAGCTCGGCTTTGCTAGCGCACCAATTTTGGCGCAGATAGTTGGCGGAGTTACCGCAGGCGGAACCCTAGTCGCCGGGCAAACGTACACCTACCTCGGCGTGTTTGAATCCTACGACGAAAAGGGCAACATCACCCGTTCAACTCCAGGCCCGCCCGTACAGTTTACGATTCCACCAGGCGCAAACCGAGCCGACATTACGTTTCGCACGCTTGGGCCAACCGACCGCTACGGCGCTGCTAAGCGTTTTTCCGTAATTCCGTATCGAGCAGACCAAGACGGGTTGTTTCAACGCTGCACGGTCCCTCTAGCCAACACGTTCGACCGTGAGTTTTTCCAGTATTTTACTTTTATTCGCGACACCGGCGAGCAATATGACGCGCTCTATACGCAGTCAGGCGCCGAGGTCGAGGCAAGCGGGCCGGACGGCGCCGCGTTCGTCATGGTCGGCACCAAACGCGTTTGGCTTGCAGGCTTTTTCCGCCGCGACCGCATCCAATACTCCAAGCTCTACAACCCCGCGACGGCTAACGAGACCACAATTGCGCCAGAGTTTAATGACGCGTTCTCGTTCCTAATTCCAGGCGGCGACTCTGTAACCGGGCTTGGCGAGATGGACGACAAGGTGATCGTTTTCACGCGATCCAAGATCTACGCAATCTCGGGCAACGGACCCGACGACGGCGGGCGCAGTAACGATTTCTCGGGGCTCCAGCTTGTCTCGACCGACACCGGGTGCATTGAAGCGCGAAGCATTGTGTCAACGCCGGCGGGCGTTTTTTTCCAGACGCTCGCGGGTCTTTTCGTGCTCGGCCGCGACTTGCAGATTAACTTTGCGGGCGCGTCGGTGAAAGACCTCACGGAGCAATTCCCCGAGGTCACAAGCGCCGTGCTCGTGCCGGCCGAGACCCAGGTGCGGTTTACGGTGCGCGACTCCGTGGCGGGGGCTGGCGCCGTCCTGGTGTACGACTTTAGCCAGGGTGCTTGGACACGGTGGGACGTGCAGCGACGCATTCTAGCCCCGGTTTTGCTCGACCCTGTGGGCGCCTGCATGCACAAGGATGTCTATTACGTCCTAGCCTCGAACGGCATCGTGTACCGCGAGGACCCGACAACGCATTACGACAGCACAAACGTTTACGTCCCGCTCCGCATCGAGTCGGGCTGGCTTCAAGCGGCGCAGCAGTCAGGCTGGCAACGCGTGCGCCAGGTGGCCGCGTCATGCCGCCGAATGGATCCGCACAACCTAACAGTGCAGCTCTACCAGGAGTTTGACAGCACGACACCGACGCAGACTTTCCAGTGGACCGAGGCCACGATTTCGGCGCAGAAGCTTGTTGAGCTCGTGGTGATGCGAGTGCGCCAACAAAAATGCACGGCCTTCAAAATCGCAATCGAGGACACTGCAAGCGCAAGCAGCGCAGTGCTACCGGCGGTCGGAACTGGTTACGAATGCGTTGGATTTAGCGTAGAGTTAGCGGGCAAGCGCGGGCTTTACAAGCCGGGCGACCAGCAGAGGAACTAACATGGCATTCAAAGCTCCAGGCGAACCGCTCACGTACGAAGAGCAAATGTCAAAGGCCCGGTACGCCACCGGGGCAATGTACAACGACGCCTACGAAGCCGAGCAGCGCAAGCGCCTTCAGGCCCGTTATGCCGAGGAGATACCCGCGGCTGACGCCATGCGCCAGGCGGCGATGAGCGGCGACATGCAGGCGGGGCAACGCCTCGCGGCGGGGCAAGGGATGCAGCAAGCGGCGGTTGCCGCGGCTGGCGCAAATCCGTTGGCAGCTCGAGGCGCGCAGTTTGCCGGCGCGGGGCAAGCGTTGCAGACCGCGATGCAGGGCGCGCAACAGGGGCAGCGACAGCTCGAGGCGGGCACTGATGCAGCGATTGCAGCGCGTATGCGGCAGATCGACTACGGGCAACAGATTCAAACCGAGGAGCTACGGAAACAAGCGTTAGCTCGCCGCGCGGCGCAGCAACAATACTTGTTGCAACAAGCCGCGCAGGAGCGAGAGGACGCAAAAGATTCGCTCGTTGGAGATGCGTTTTTAGAAGCTGGGCAAGTGGCGCTCGGGATGGGCGCAGACGCACTCCAGGAAAAGTTTGAAAAGAAGCAAGCGAAACCATAAACATGAACGACGAATTCCAATACGCTAGGCCCGAAGGCCAGCAACGTCGCCAAGAAGATTACGGCGCGCTGTACGAAGACGCGCTCGGCACTATTAAGCCTCCGCAAATGGGGGCAAAATACATGCAAGGGCCGGAAGGTCAATTATGGCAAGGCATCGAGCAGCAGCAGGCATTTGGCGCGGCGCAAGCGGGTCGCCGTGGCTTCAATCCGTTTGCGGCGCGCGGTGCTGCACAGTCTGGCGCCGAGCTTGAGTCACAGGGCTATGGCGCAGCCGCTGGCATCCGCGAGCAACAGGCGGCGTACGCACGCCAAGCTAGGCTTGCGCTCTTGCAGCAACGCAGCGCGCAGGACATGGCGCAAAGCGGCATCGAAGGCCAACAACTTGGGCAGTCTTACAACGACTATGCTTTCGCAAAGCAAGCTAAAGACTACGAGCAAGCTAAAAAAGACAACGCAGACAAAGAGTTTACCGAAGGTGCGCTTAATGCCCTCGGCACGGTTGTAAGCACCGGCGCAAAAATGGTGATGTCTGACGAGAGAATGAAAGAGAATATCATGCCCGCAGGAAGCCGCGCAGACGCGCTTATGGAGTTACTTGGATCCGCATCACCGACCGCAGGCATGAGCCGCGAGGATGCCGCGCGCTACTACAACACGCCAGCCGGTGGCAGCGCCGACGACGCGCAGATGATGGGCGAGTTTGGCAACAGGAAAAACCCGCGCCGCGCGCTGGTGTACGTCGGCAACGAACCGCGCGACGGTGGGCCTGACCTTGAGCGTCAGCTTATTGCGCAGGCTGACGAGCTCGACGACGGCGGGCCTGACCTCGAGCGCCGGCTGATTGCCCAGGCCGACGAGCCCGACGACTCGCGCGAGGCCCTGATGGCGCCGATGCGTGGCATTGCAATCACGCCGAGCGGCGAGGGCGGCCCCGATAACGCTATCGGGTACGGAACGGCAGTACTCAGCCCCGAACGACGCCGACGAGCCGAGGAAGCTCTTGGCATCCCGCAGCGTATCGACCCGCGCGCAGCCGGGCAGATTGCGCGCGAGATGCCGCGCTCTTACGGACAGGGCAACGCAAGCGGCGAGGCCGGCCGCGACGGCGTGACCATGGTTCCGCTCGAGGTGCGCTCGCAGATGTCGCCAGAGCGCCGACGACGGGCCGAGGAAGCTCTCGGTATCCCGCAGCGTATCGACCCTCGTGCAATGGCCCAGATTGCGCGCGAGATTCCGCGCGCATTTAATTTCGTCACCGCCGGCGACGAGGCCGACCGCGCTAGTCGGAATCAGCGTTTTGCAAACGGCGTGATTGAGACGCCAACGCAAGTTTTACAAGAAACCGCCGAGGACGCTCTACGCCGTCGCGAGGCTAACCGCCGCGCTGCAATCATGCTCGATTCTCTCAACGGCCAGGCGAGCGCCAACGAGTCACGAGCTGCCCGGCCTGCGGCTGCTAAGGGCGCGGAGCTCGCGGACATGATGAGCGAGTACGCCGGCGAATACTCGAAGAAGCTTGGCGGCAAAATAACCGACAACGCGCTCGACAACACGGTGCCCTATTCGTTCCAGTACAAGCCAGGCATGGGGCAGCAACCCGGCGAGCAGCTTGGAGTGATGGCGCAGAATTTACAGCGCGACCCAATGACGAACGCGATGGTCACGCCAACGCCTCGCGGGCTTGCCATTAGCCCGGCCAAGGCCGTGGGGCCGCTGATGGGCATGGTTGGCCGGCTTAATCAGCGCGTCAAAAAGGTCGAACGCCGATGAAATACAGCGAATTCGCAACCGCTGCTGTCTCAAAAAAACAACCATTTGTCCCAGGCGAGTACGGCGCAGAGTACGACCCCGGAACGCGTTTAGACGCGTTTGGCCGTGCGCCGCCCGAGAACCTGGCGCAAACGTCGCTCCGTCGCGACCTCCTTGAGCTCGAGGGCAAAGAGTACAACCCCGGAACGCGATTGGGCGTGCCTGAGCTGCGACCCGCGACCAACGAGGATAAGCCTGCGCTGCCCGCGCTGACCGCACCGTTGCCCGTACGCGCGCTCGCGGCGGCAACCCAACGCTATGCGCCGCGAGTCCCCGCGTCACCGGCCGAGCTTGGCCCGGCGTTAGGGTACGGCGCCGCGTACAACGCCGCTCGAGACTCGGGCAGGTTTACGCCGCAACAACTCGAAGCCGCCGAGGCCGCTAGAGCAAAGTACGCCACCACGCCGCTGGGGCTACAGGGCGAGGGGATGCGCATCGGTAGCGAGGGCACGCTCGCAGATATCACGGCCAACATTGCCGAGCAGCGTGCACTAGCCAACGCACAGGAACGAGCCGACGCGGCAAGCGCCAATGCCGCCGTTGTCGATGAGGCCCAAGCCAAGCGATTCGAGGCGATGCGCGCCGAGTTTGACGAATCGCAGAATAAGCGGCTCGCGGACATGGACGAGCTTCGCGCCGACATCTCAAAGACTAAAATAGACCCGTCGCAGTATTGGTCCAAGGGCTCGGGATTTGGGCAGGCGTTGTCGTTGCTGTCCGTGGCTATCGGTGGTTTTGCGAAGGGCTACTCGGGCGGTCGGCTTGAGAACACGGGCTTGAAAATGCTCGACCAGGCCATTGACCGTGACATTGCAGCACAGCGCGACAACCTTTCCACCAAGCGCGGTCTTCTAGCCGAGTCGCAGAGCGTGTTTGCGATGGCGCGGCAGAAGTTTGGCGATGACCAAGCGGCGGCAGAATTCACCAAGGCGCGTCAAAACGAGACGTTAAAAAACGCGGCTGCACGCTACCAGGGCGAGGCCCGCACCGAGGCCATGCGCGCGAACGCAGCCAAGCTTGAGCAACACTTTGGCCTTGAAATGCGGCGCAGTGACAACAACGTGCAGCAACTCTACGCACAGGCCGAGGCCGCACGGTTGAAGGCAGCGGCTGGCGCGGCGGCTGGCGCAGCGAGTGCCGAGGAGAGGGAAGACAACAAGAAACTCGCGCGTCGTTCTAAGGTCGCCGCTGTCCTCAAAGCCGAGGCCGAGGCTACCAAGTCGCAAATTGAGGCGCGCGGCGATTCAACCGAAAACGTAACCGGCAAAGATGCGACAGAGATGTTGGGCCGTTACGTTCCGGCGCTTGGGGCTGTAGCTGGCACGGCTAAGCAAGCCAGCGACATGAACGAAGGCCTTGCGTTGATTGAAAAAACCACAAAGCTTGTTGAGAAAATGTCAACGCTCCGAGACACGGGAACCACCGGAGCCTGGGGCAGCACGGATAAATCAAGCTATGACGCGCTGCGAACAGAGGCAATTGCTGCGGCCAACCGCTCGGCGTTGCTTGGGTCGTTGGACAAAGGGACGGTGGAATTGTTTAACGAAAACATCCCTGAGTCTGCGTTGCTCAGTTTTGATAGCAACGCCATAGCGCGGCTAGAAGTAGCAAAAGGAGCTTTGGCGACCGGCCGCGCCGCGGCAATTGCCAACGCGCCGCTTGTCAAAGTTGGACTAGAGCAAACCAAAAGAGGCCCAGTGTTTACGTATGGCGAGGCCGCTCCTGCGACGGTTACACCAACCCAAGGCTGGTCAAAAAAGTAATGGCCGAGCCGATCAAAGCCTTTGACACCCTTGGCAACAAGGTCTCGATACCAGCCGAACAAATCGAAGCCGCGCAACAGCTCGGCTATCGCGTAGCCACGCCTGAAGACCTCGCAGCCGAAGCCGTGCGCGAGGAATACGGCGGAACCCTCAATCAGCTAGGCGCAGGCGCGACGGGCGTGGCCTCTGGCCTCACGCTTGGATTGAGTGACATTGCACTTGCCGAGCTTGGCGGGCGCGAACGCCTCGCGGCATACGAGTCGCTTTACCCAACCGAGCGCGCAGCGGGCACCGTAGCGGGCGCCGTGCTGCCTGCGCTGCTATCGGCTGGCACGTCAGCGCCTGCAAGCGGGGCAAGCCTTGCCGCTCGAGCTCTAGCCGCAACTCCTGCCGCCCTTGCCACGCGCGCTGGCACCGGCATAGCAGCCGGCTTGGGCCTTGCAGCGGCCGAGGGCGTAGCGCAAGGCGTTGGGCGCACCGCGTTGCGTCTAGGCGTCGCCACGGGCGTCGAATCGGCAATCCAGGGCGCAGGGTTTGAGGCTGGAAAGCTCGCAATTGACGACAAGCTAACCGGCGAGAGCATCGGCCAAATCGCATCGGCTGGACTGACTCAGGGCGCGTTAGGTTTTGGCCTTGGCAGCGGGCTTGGGTTGCTTGGCGGCGGGGCTCGTTCCGTGCTTGCACGCCGTCAAAACGTGTTGTCCGGTGTTGCGCCAGACGGGATACGACCAAGCGCTTGGCAGACTGCACAATCACGAGCGCAAAAGTTTGGCGCAAAATTGCGCGGCGCCGATCCTAATTTTGCCTCCGAATATGCGGAACGCCAGGCGTTTCGTGAAATGGGAGTGGACGCGAAAGAATTGCTAGCCGAGGAGCTTGCGCAACCTATTCCGCCGCGTCCTAAACCCGGCAGTGTTGATGTCCCGGAAACTCTTGCGCCTGAAGCATTCACAGTGCCCGAAGCGGCGCGCGCAACTGACGCAGCGGCTGAAGCCGAGCAAATGGCAGCGCGGTTGTCTAGTGCAAAAGATATTGAAGAAGCGGCTGCTGTCGAGCTGCGCTCGCTTAACGAGCGAAGCGGAAAAGCAGGACGCAAAATCCGCGACGAGTTTGATGATTTCCTTGTCGGAGAAGAGCTTGCAGATGTTGCCACGCGGTCTAGTTCAATCAAAGCCGACGTGCTTATTGGCGGCAATGTTTTGCCCGAGCAACTTGCACAGCAGCGGTTGTGGGGGGAATCTATACTCCTTGAATTTGACGACACAATTCGCAAGATTGCCGACGACCCGCTAGGCTACAGCCAACAACCGGTAAAAAAACTAAAAGCAGTGGCGGCGCGCGCCGAGAGACAATACTACGCGGCGCTGGAGTTGCCGAGCGGCGAGCAATCGCGCGAACTCTACAGGCTGTTTGACCGCGACCTTAAAAGCGACATGGGCGCAATTACCGGGCGTCTTAAGCGTGGAGCGATGACTCCAGAGGCGCGGCAAACTGCCGACGCGTTGACCGATTTTTACAAATCTCCGCAAGCAGGCCTTGAAGACGTTGAATTGTGGGGCGAAATTGCAAACGTCCAGCGTCAAATTAACCCGCAAATAAGCGAGGCAATAACGCGCAAAGCAGCGTTTTCGGGCGACTGGTACGAGACTGCTATTCGACGCAAAAACCCGGCTGACCCCTGGCGCGGCCTCCCGTTGTCCGACCCTAACAAAATTCAAAACGCTGTTCGCGAGGCAGTGTCTCCAATGGGCTCTACAAGCGAACGCACGCTTGTAGAATACATTGACCACAAGAGAAACTATTACGGGCTGCTCGAAAAATACGGCGACTTCAAAGGCAAGCCAAAGTTGCTAGACGCTGTGCAAGGCCAAGCTAAGCGGTTGGATCGCATCCTTGAGAGATTCGAGGAAATGAAACAACTGCAACGAGAGGTCAATTTTGAAAACCCCGGCGGCACTGGGTTTTCTCGAATGGCTGACGCTGTGCCAGGCGCCGGCGCAAGCGCGTTGCGCGGCGTGGCAAACGCAATACTGCGACCGCAATTCATCTCCGGTGCATTCCGCAGCGCCGAGGCTGTGCTTGCACCGTCAGCCGCGCGCACAGTTGAATCTCTCGCAGGCTCGCAGGCAAAAACGGTGGCCTCGTCTGCGTCCAAGGCTGTCCGCGCTATTGAAGCCAAAGCGGTGCCAGTGGCTGCACGCGCAACGGCTACCGGAACCACCGGGCCGCGGTATGACGCGCTGAGCCGGCGCACAAGCGAGCTCGCGACGCAACGACCGGCCGTGCTGGCGCAGCTCGAAAAGGAGACGGCGTGGATTGGCGACGCGGCGCCAGTGGCGCACCAAGAGGCTATCAGCGCAGCCGCGCGCAAGCTCGACTACCTGGCGCGAATGTTACCGCGAGGGCTTGCAGCTGCTACCCCGTTCTCGGCACCGTTGCCGCCGACTAAACAACAGCAACAAGAGTGGCTTTCGCGCGTCAAGGCGCTCGATAACCCAGCTGGAATGCTCACCGATTTCACGGCCGGCAAGCTCACGCCTCAGGCTGTCGAGGCCGTGCGCGAGGTCTACCCCGAGACCTTGGCAAGCATCCAAACGCAGGTCATGGAGCGCCTGTCGGTGCTACAGTCGCGAGGCAAGGCCCCGTCGTACCTCGAGCGGCTGCAACTTGGGTTACTGCTCGGCATCCCTACGGACCCCACATTAGCGCCGAATGTGGCGCGCGCCATCCAAGCGCAATACGCCGCGCAACCGGGCGCCGCGCAAGGTGGGCCAGCTTCTGCACCGGGTAGATCGCGCAGGCCTCCGCAGATAGCGGGCGGATTTAGAAGCGGATCCGAGGAAACTGCGCTAACATCCGACCAGCCATGAGCGCCACCAGCCAACTGTACTCGTCGCCCGACTTTGTTGCGTTCCCGGTTATTGCCGCTGACGCTAATTTGTCGTCGCTCGATCCAAAAGGCCGCAAGCGTTTGAGCCGTCGCATTCTGGCGCAAAACGGCGCTTCTGGCGCTGCCGCTGCCATTGTTCTACAGCGCGGCGACGGCGTGAACATCACTTGCGTGATTTACGGCGGGCAGTCGCTTGAGGTGCAAGCGTCAAAAATTATCGCGGCTGGAACCACCGCGACAAACGTTGTGGTGCATTGGTGACCGATGATCTCAATCTCAATCGACTGCGTTTCTCCGCACGACTTTTGGATCGATGATTTTATGTGGACCAGCTACACGGTAACGTTTGCAAACCTTTCGGCGGCGGCGCTAACGAACTCGATCACGCTTGCAACGTTGCCAGCAAAACAGGTGCTGCACGCTGCGGTAATCAAACACGGCACCGCGTTTAGCGGAGGCGCGATTGCAAGCTACACCGTTTCGGTTGGCCTTGCCGCAACGCCCGACAAATATGCAACCGCTTTCAACGTGTTTCAAGCCGCGGGCGCGTCAGTCGGGCAATTGTCACACGCATTGTTTTGCGAAAACTTTAGCGTTTCGACGCCGGTCTTGTTAACTGCAACAAGCACCGTCGGGCTGCTTAACGCTGCAACGGCTGGCTCCGTGACTATCTGGCTTTTAACCACATTCTTGCCGTGAAAATATGACGATCCACGAAACAAAAAGCGGGGCACTCTACACGCGGCTTGCTTCTGGCGAGGTTGTGGCCTCGACGACTGGTAGCGGGGTTGCGCTTGGCAC